AGGGTCTCGTGGTAGTCCCCGGCGCGCACGCTGTCCCGCATGCTGCCGGTGCGCACGTGGCGCGCCTCCACGATGGCCTTGCGCATCTCCTCGGCTGCCGCCGCCGCGCCGGCCTCCACGATCCTGCGGATGCTGCCCCGGCTCAGGCCATCAAACGACGCCTCGATCTTGCCGAATCCGCCGTAATCAATCGTCAGCCGTGCCATCGTCCTCATCCTCCAGGGATCCGTACATCGTGGCCGACCACCGCCACTCCACCTTGTTGATGTCGTAGAGGAAGGTCCGCTCCGGCAGGCCGTACACCAGGTCGCAGTCGGCCATGGCCTGTTGCACCAGGTCCAGCCATTGCTCCCCGCCGTCGCGCACGTACAGTGTGATCCGCAGGCTGTAGGTCTGCTCGACCATCTCATCGTCGGCCCAGATGGCGCCCGCCTGTCCGGTCAGCTCCACCGTGCCGTAGTCGTCCGGGGCCTTGTTCTCCCAGGCGTCACGGGTGAAGGCCAGTCCCTCGATCTCGTTCAGCCGGTCGATCAGCCGGTCGATCTGTGTGCTCATCCGTCGTCACTCCTTCCGGCGGTGATCTCGATGCTCCCGTCGTCCGGCTCATAGGTCCGCACCACGTCCAGGATTCTGTCCCGGTAGCGCAGCTTCCGCTCGCCCTCGTACTCGTCGGCCACGGAGACCACGAACACGTACTCCGGCTGCAGGCCCGCGTTCAGCGCGGTGTAGAACTCCGACCGACCCACCGACCTGACCCGGCAGAACACCTCCCGCTCGGTCTGCTCCACCTGCGTGTGCACGCCGTGGGCACTCTCCGAGCCCTTGATCAGGTAGATGACGTCATCCCTCATGGGCCACCTCCGAGAAAGCGCGGTTGTTCAGCGCCAGGCGCAGCATGCGGGGCATGCCGGTCATCTCGTCCCTGCGGCGCCACAGCCAGCCGGCGTACATCACCACCAGCTGGGCGTCCTCCGGGGTCTCGATGTCCAGGCTGTCCACGCCCTCCCGGGCGATGGCCGCCTGGGCGGCGGTGAGCAGCTGGGTCAGCCGCGCGTCGTAGGCCGTGGTCTGGCGGATGCCCAGGTCAACCTTCAGCATGTTCAGCAGCATGTCCATCTGTTCACCGCCTCTCGATCATCAGTTGGCCGTGTCGGTGGGGAAGGTGCTGGTCGCGTTCGGCGTCGCGCCGTTGATGCCGATGGCCACGAAGGCCTCGGCGATGGCCAGGTCGCCGTCATAGCGGGCGGTGCCCTTGTACACGGTCTGGTCCTGCAGGAAGCGCACGTGCTCGCTGGACGCGAACTTGTTGCCGGCGCGCTCGGCCAGGATGTACAGGTCGAAGTAGCCGCTGATGATCACGTTGTCCGGGATGAAGGACAGCTCCACGATGGCGCCGCCGATCACGGGCATGGTGCCGTCCAGTCCGCTGACCACCGCGCCGGCGGCGTTGATGCTCATGGCCTCGGCCTTCAGCTTGGTGTGGGTGGTCTCATTCATCACGTGCACCAGGCCGCCGGTGCCATACTTGTGCTTCGCGGCAGCCATGGCCGTCATCAGGCTCTGGAACAGCTTCACGCCGGTGCTGTTGGCCGCGGTGATGCTGATCACGTTGCTGGTGTGCAGGTCAGCCCAGGGCCTGGCCACGGCGGGATAGGTCGCGGGCTCCTCGGTCTGCACCAGGCGGCTCACGATGCCCTGGGGCATGTTCATGGTGCCGCTACCGTTGCGGCCGTACAGGATGGCGTGGTCCAGCGCGATGCCGATGGCCTGGCCGATGGCGCTCAGCAGCTCGGTGGCCAGGTTGACGTCGCTGTCCTCGATGGTGGCGTTGCAGACCGCAAAGTAGCCGCCCACCTTGTAACAGTCCATGGTCAGCATGTAGAAGGCCAGGGACAGCTCGTTCAACGATGCGCAGCAGTCGGTCCAGATGCCCTCCGGCACGGGACCCATGATGTTCTGCTTGGCGGCGCCGCCCACGGGGCGCACGGTCACATGGCGGTACAGGCGGGAATACTCGGTGATGTTCTCGCGGATCAGGCCCAGCATGACCTCGGGGATGGTCACGCCGATGTTGGTCAGGGCCCGCTTCTCCTTCATGGCGGCGCGCACCTCGGCCAGGTAGTCCTTCACGTCGTCGCGGGTGGTGATGTCGGCGATCCTGTCGCGCAGGGTCATGCCGGGGATCTGGGTGCGGTTCAGCATATTTTCGTTCCTCCGTTCGTTGTTATCCGCAGGCGTCTGCGGGTCGTTGGTGCCTTCGGTGCCGGCGGGCGGCTCGGTGTTCTGCTTGGCCTCCTCGGCCTCCAGGTCGCTCTCCAGGCCGGCGATCTCGCCCTCCAGGTCGGCGATGGCGGTCTCGTTCGCGTCCCGTTCAGACTCGAACTCGGTGACCATGCCCTCCACCTCGCTCCGCTGCTCCTCGGTCTCCACCTCTTCGATGGCCTTGGTCAGCTCGGCCTCGCGGGCCTCGTGGGCCTTGCGCGTCTCCAGCAGCTCGTTCAGAGCCTTGCGCTTGTTGTCGATCTGCTTCTTCAGCAGCAGCGCCTTAAGTGCCATGGTTGATCCTCACTTTCATTCGTTCCTTCCACGCTTTCAGGCTTCGCGCCAGCAGCTGGTCGCGGTCCCTCTCCCGCGCGGAGATGTTCGTGGCCTCATAGGCCGGGAAGGTGCACGCAGACACCTCGTACAGTTTGACCTCCCGGATGGTCCAGTGGATCGAGCCGTCGTCTCGGACCTCGGTGTCCTCCTTGACGATCTCAAAGCCAAAGGAGCACTGGTCCACGTCGCCCCGCTTCACGCGCTCATAGAGGTCCATGGCCGAACGATCTTTCGGATTGATCTCGACGTCGCCCCACAGGCCGCGCTCGTCCTCGGTCAGCCGCAGCGTGTGCGCCTTGGTCCTGCCGAGCACCAGGGTCGTGTCGTGGTTCACCAGTGCCCGGACGTCACCCGTCAGGGTCTGGGAAAAAGCGCCCGGCGCGATGCTCTCGCTCATGCCCGGCGCGATTTCGTAGTTGGAATTGAATACGGCGAAGTAGCCCTCAATGTGCGGCGCGTCGCCGTCATAGCGTGTTGCGAACTGTGTCGCCACTGTCCGCAGCTGCCTCATTGCTCGCTCCATGGTCATCTTCCTTTCGCAGCGGGCAGCTGCCCGCCTGTTCCGTCAGCACGCACCAGCCCTTGCAGGGCTTGTAGCGCTGGTGGCCGCACAGGTCGCCGGCGCTGCATTTGATGCGCATTTCCCGGTCATAGCTGGCCCGGGGGCAGCTCAGTGTCAAATCAATCATTCTGCACCAGCTTCTTCTGGTTGCCGGAGTCCTCATAGGGGATGTAGTTCTCCAGCACCTTGTAGTCCTTCAGGCCCGCGGGCTCCATGTGCATCCTGTCGCGCCACTCGTCGCCGTTCACGTAGCCGCGATCCGCGCCGGCCAGCAGCACGTCGGAGACCGCCTTCAGGTCGTAGTCGATCAGGCTCCAGTAGTTCAGCACCAGGTACCACTTCGGGCTGGTCAGCAGTGTCCGGGTCATCTCCTGCTGGATGATCAGCGCGATGGTCTTCACCCGTGTTTGCACGAAGCTGTTCCACTCGTCCCGGTGGAACTCGCCCACGCCCAGCAGGTAGGGCGGCACGCCGAACACGGCGGCCACGGTGCGCTTGTCCATCTCCACGGTGTCCTTGATGGCCAGGTCCGAAAGCGTCAGCGGTTTCACCTGCTCCACCTGGATCTGGTCGGCGGGGATCAGCCACGGCGCGCCCTGGTACGGGGGCTTCACGTAGCTCTCCAGGAACTTCTGCCGCTGCTCCGGCTGGGCGAACATGCCGTTCGTGCTGTCCACCTTAACGATGATCGACGGCTTCCATTCGCTGGACAGGAAGGCCTTCTTGGTCTTCTCCGCCTGCTTCAGGTTCCCGGCGATCTCCTTCAGCGTCACCGTCGCGCCCCGGCCCTTCCACGGCCAGGCGGGATCCGGATTGTAGGCGAAGTGCATCACATCCTCCGGGTTCCTCGGCTGCCCGTCGATCATCACCCGGTAATCCCGGCGGGAGTTGCCCACGGCCCTGAAGTCCACCCGGTCGGCGGCGATTGGCTCCATGCTCTGCAGTATGCCCTTGTGGGTGTGGGGCACCACCACGCTGTTGCCCTTCAGCAGCAGCGTCATGACGATGGCCGTCATCCACTGCATGCGGGTCATGGTCCCGTTGGGCTGTATGTCGATGGCCCGGGACAGCTCGTTGATGATGCGCCGGTCCCCCTCGGCTGTGTTCTCCATCAGATGGATGGTCATGCCGCCGATCAGCTCCGCGATGCGCAGGCACGCGGTCTGGATCTCCGGGTTGTCCGACAGGCGGGTATAGCCCGGCAGGCAGTCGTCGCCGTCGTGGGCCAGCCAAAACGCGGCGTAGCTGTCGGGCTTGTCCCGCTTGTTGCGCAGTCTTTGGAGCAGGTTCAATTCTCTCACCACTTCCATGATTTAGTGCCCTTGGCCGTCTCCTCCAGGCAGCGGATCGCCGCGAACACCGAGGCGTCGAACAGGTCGATGCGGTGCTTCGGCTCCGCCGGGTCCTTCCCGTACTGGATCAGGTCGTCGGTCTTTTCCACCGCGTGGACGTTGGCCACGCAGTACTCGTAGGCGTCGGAGTGCAGGTAGTACAGCTCGCCGTCGTTGGCGGCCTTTTCGATGTGCCGGAAGCCCCGGCTCTTCAGGATGTACAGCTGGGGCTGGTTCACGATGTTGAAGCCCGCGCGCTTCATCAGCGGCACGTACTCCTCTCCTGCGAACTTCATGTCGTGGCCCACCGCCGCGATCTTGAAGCCCCTGGCCCGCATGTCGATGAACCAGCCCACGATGTCGGCGTAGTTGACCGTCGGTGTGTTGCAGATGGTCAGCCAGCCGTCGTCCTCCCATCCAAACAGCGGTATGTCGTCCTCGTCGGCCTTCCGTGCCGCCTCGGTGCGGGGGAAGAAGCCGTGGGTGATGCAGATCTTCACGCTGCCGTACACGCCCCACAGGGCGGCGGCGGTCAGGTCGTGCATCCTGGACAGGTCAGATCCGCCGTACCAGCTGATGGGCAGCTTCGCCAGCTGCTCCAGCGTCCAGTCGTACTTCGCGTCGCTCTGTTTGAACTTCGCCAGGTCAAACCAGGCGCTTAGCGCGGTCGTGTAGATGTTGAGCGACCTGCTCAGAAAGTCCTTGCGCTGCTGCGGGTCGTTCTGGGCCTGCAGCGATTCCTGGAGCATGTCAGCGGGCCGGATGGTGATCCCGTAGGACGGGTTGGCCTTGGCGTGCTGGATGGGGTCGGTGTAGTCCACGTTCCCCTTGTCGTCCTGGTCGGCCCGGCTGATGAACACGAACAGGCTGTCGTCCTTCACCTGGCCGGTGACCACCTTCACGCCGTACTCCACGCGCCGGTAGCAGAAGCTGTTCACGTTGTCGCCGGCGGTGGTGATGCCGATCATCAGCTTGTTGGTGTAGGCCTTGCCCGCTTCCTTGAAGCGGTTGTACTGGCTGGCCCGCTTGAAGGCCTGGATCTCGTCGGCGATGGATATGGGCGCGTTGAAGGAGTCCTGGGCGTCCGGGTTGGACGCCAGCGCCTCGATGTGGATGTAGCCGTCCGGCAGTCCGTCCTCGTCGGTGAAGTCGTAGTGCACCGAGTGCTCGGCGTTGTTGTTCCGTATTCGGAACTCCCCGGCCATGCCCCGGTAGCGCAGCGTGTACAGGATGTCCTCGAAGCTCTCGCACGCCTGTTTCATGCTGGCGGCCACGATGTAGATGGTGACGCCGCTCCTGCGCTCCAGCAGGGCGATGCCGAAGGCCAGCGCCGCGGCGAACAGCGTCTTGCCGTTCTTCCGGGGAACGTAGATAAAGGCTTCCTTGTAGCGGCGCTCCCGGCGGCCCTTATAGTAAAACCCCAGCAGGTTGTACACTATGAACACCTGCCAGGGCAGCATCCTGAACGGGGTATTGGTCAGCGGGGTGCCGTCCAGCGCCTGGCCCTGCTTGTGGACCATGATGCGCTCGATGATGTTGCAGACGAAGTCCGGCTCCTTGGTGCGCAATGTCAGGTCCTTGCGCTCCAGGTCATTGAGGAACCGCCGGGCCGCAGCGGCGACCTCGGCGCCGCAGATGTTGATGCCGGCGGCCTTCGCCTCCTCGGCGGTCTTCCACGCCACCTCGGTGGAGGCGGCGCAGGCCCGGGCGTAGGCGACGGCGATCTTTTTGTAGCGCTTCGCTCTCTTCCTGATCTCAGGCAAGGCCCTTCAACGCCTCTCCCAGCGCCGACTTCTTGCGCTGCTTCATGGCCCCCTCGTCGATGCGCTTCAGGCCCGCCGGGGTCAGACCCAGGTCCCGCCAGTAGGCCAGCGCGTCCCGGTTCAGGTCGTTCACCATCCGCAGCACCGGGTTCTGCTCGATGTTCGTCGCCCCGGCCTTGTTGGTGTGGTTCACCAGCACGTTGCCACCGGAGGCGTCAAACAGCTCCCTGGCGATGTCCCGCCGCTCCAGGATGTCGGCGAGGGTGGCGATCACGTCCTCGAAATATGGCCTGTAGGTCCCCGCCTGCGTGCAGGCGGCGCGGATCCGCTCCGCCCATTCCTGCCTGGTCAATCGCTCCCCCTCCTCTCCGGGATCTGATAGAGCGGCACGTGGTCTGTCGAATGGTCGAAGGACTTGATGCCGTTGAATAGGTCGATGTAGTCGGCCACCAGCTGCCGGTCCACGGTCAGCACGGTGTTCTCGCTGCGCGGGTTGGTGTTCACGTTGGCGCTGGACTCGATCAGGACGTCGAAGCGCTCCCCCACCACCGCCATCACCTTGGAGTGGTTGCGAAACACGCACAGCCGACCGCCGCAATGCGGCAGGAAATCCAGCACGGCGTCGTAGACCTCGGGATAGCTGCCCGGGAAGATCTCGCCCACGTAGAAATCCACGCGACCCAGCATCCCCCGGCGGTGCCATTCCTTCAGGTCGTCCACGTCCTCCCCTGCCATGCACCAGGTGGACAGGGCCAGGTAGTGAACCCGCTGCTGGCGAAGGACATGCTTAAAAAAGGTCAGGCTGTCCACGTCGCCGAAGCTGAAGCAGTGATAGCTGTCGCCCTCTTGGAAGTGCCAGTCCATCTGATCAGAAAGCGCCGCCTCGCTGGCGGCCTTCCGGCTGATGTGCCGGTGGCCGTAGCGGTGGGTGACGCGGATCGTCGGCTTTTCCTCCTCGGCCACTGGCGCCTCTGGCGGTTTCTCCTCCACCTGGGCGAAGGAAAGGCCCGGCAGGTTGAATGTCAGCTGTTTTGGATCCAGGTTGAAGCCGGTATTCGGCGTTTTCTCCATCCCGGCGCCCCCTTTTCCCAAAAACCCCGCGCGGTTGGAAAAACCTACCCCGGCCGGTGATCGGCCCCCATAGTGGGGACGGGTGTCCCGGGGGGGTATCACGCGCGCGCGTTATCTTGTAAAGAATACGTGAAGCGCCGACCTTTCCGCCCGCGCTTCGTCGGTTTGTTATGTGACGGTAAACTATTCCAAACTTCCCCGCCGCTTATCCTCTGTATCTCAGCGGCACCTCAATCCCCTGTCGCCTCGCCGTGCGCCGCAGCAGCTCCGCGCCCTTATCACTCAGCGCGCCGCCGGTCCTGTCGTGCATCTGATCGTGCACATCCCCGGCCAGGCTGACCAGGTTCCACGGCTCCCACTGGTACTCCGGGAACTCATCCCGCGGGAAGACATGGTGCACGGTCGTGGCCTCGGCGCGCTTCCCGAACCGCCTGGACTCCATGCACATGTACCCATCCCGCCGCAGCACGGCCTCGCGCAGCCGCCGCCACCTGGGCGACGCATAGAACGGGTCCGTGTACTTGTATCTCATTGTCTCACCCCCACGACAAAGGCCGCGACGAAAAGCCTGAAACGTCGCGGCCCGACAGGGAGAATGACGCCGCCAGGCAGGGCGTTGGCGCATCCCGGTTGTCGCCCCGCGCCCTCGGTCTTCGCCGGGTCGCGGGTTTCGGGCGAGTCGTGCCGCTTCGCGGCTGTGCTTTCGCCCTCAGCCCTCCCTTTCGGTCGGGCGCTCTGGTTTACCCCACCTGTCGACGCTGACATTATACCCCACTCGCAGGCCCATTTATTGACCCTTTTTCAGTCGTCGATCCTGCTGTCCAGCTCGATGAAGAACAGCTGCCTCAGCACGTAGAACTGGCGCTCCCCGATGGCCGGCCGCATCTGATAATAGGGCATGCCCTCGCAGGCGTTTTTGATCAGGGCCTCGGCGATGTTTGGCACGGCCACGGCGTTGGCGCTCTGTTCGATGGCCCGCATGCGCCGCACGAATGGCAGCGCCGCCAGCTGTATGGCGGTGTTCCCGGTGGGATCCGGCTTCCTCCACGCCCCGCTCCGCCGCCTGGGCCTGTCCACGATCCCGGCCCTGGCCCGCTCCAGCTGACGGCGATACTCCGGGTACTGCCGGCACACCGCCCGCAGCTCGTCATACCGCGCCGGCGATATTCCCGCCTCCAGCAGGCGGGACGGGTGCTTCCTCATTCGCTCACTCCCTCCGTTCGCCTCTACTGCAATAGTCGCTCGGCCTTGTATATCCCAAACCGCGATAGCACATCATCACGTCCCCATATGGTTCTTCCTCGTAGTGCTTGCAGTAGGCACACCGCACCACCGGCGCAGCGTCCACGGCGGGCGCGTTGATGATGCACATGTTCACCGTGTATAAATCATCCGTGGTCGGCTTCGGTGCCTGTTCGTTCAGACTGCACAACAGCCCCGCCCTCGAAATCAGGTCTCCCATGCTGTAGCCCTCCTCTGTTCCTCGGTCGGCTCGCCTGTCCAGCAGCGCCACTTCTTCCCGTACAGCTCCACGTTGGGCCAGATCGTCACGTGCCCCGGCTCCGTGACGCCGACCCTCGTTCCCGTGATGCCCAGGCCCGTCTGCACGTCGTAGATGATCACCCAGCCGGTATACAGCCTGCCGTTCCGGGCTTCAAACCACGCCGGCTTCCCCCGCGCCCGGCACAGCTCCTCTACCGTCATCACCCTCGGCTCCATCTCGCGCAGCGCCTGGGCCGCCTCCTCGGCGCATTTCATCCAGTTCCCCAGCAGCATCTTGCCGTCGCCGACGGCCATATCGAACCGTCCCCTAAAGAACTCCCCGATCTTTTCCAGTCCCCTCACGACCTCTTCCCGCGTCATGCTCATCCCTCCATCCTCATGGTCTTTCCGCAGATGGAGCAGTGGCGCTTGTCGTGTGGGTTCCGGTGGCATACCTTCCCGCAGTAGGAGCAGCGCCAGCGGGCGCGCCCCTCGTCGTTCAGGTAGTACTTCCACACGGCGCCCTCGCCCTCCCGCTTCAGCAACGCAAGGGCATCCGTCTTCAACCGCCTGAAACAGTCCTTCCCGTCATACGGGCACTCCTGGCACTTGTCCATGAACCGCGAAAACCCGCAGCACTCCAGCCCTTTTATGACCTTCTCCCTGTCCGTCATTCCCACCGCACCTTCTTCCCGCACTTCCCGCAATACTTCCACGTTTGCACGCTCACCCCGGTCAGCGGGTGCATGACCCCCACCGTGTACATGCCACACGCCCCGCAGACGTAGTTCCCGCCAGACTTTAGTTCCGGGGCCACCGGCTCCTGCTCTTTTAGCAGCGCGATGGCCTCCTCCACGATCTCCGCGTCCGTGTCATAATCCACCTCGCCGGTCTGTTCATACTTCCCGTCCAGCCAGCCGGCCAGCCCCTTCAGCCCCCGTATAACCTCTTCCCTCGTCACGTCATTCCCTCCTCCTCGTTCTCTCCCACGGCACAATGGCCGCGTCTATTTTCCGCAGCCGGGCGGATATGTACGCCCCGGCGACGAAATCGCTGTAGCGCACCACGGGCTCCTCCACGCACCGATAGCCCGGGTACAGCCGCTCGAAGATCTCCCGCCCGTACTGGCGCACGTCCTCGGCCACCCGGGCTGCCCGGCGCCTGGACACCTTCCGGTCGCTGACGGTCTCGGTCGGCTCGGCCAGGTTCATGCTGTGCCCCCAGCGGCGCAGGCGCTTGCCGTCATTCTCCACGGCCTCGGTGGTGTGCTGTTTGGTCATGTAGCTGGCCAGGCGCGCCGGTCCCTCGTCCCGGAAGGACAGCCGGTCCGCCCGCACGAAGCCGTGGGGCCAGAGGGCCTTGATGTCCGTGTCCGACAGCCCCGGCGCGTGGAGCACCAGGTGGAAGTGATAGTGGTGCCACCCGCCCGCCTTGGGTTTGGTGATCTCCAGCACGTACAGGTGCATCAGCTCCCGGGGATCCCGCCCCAACTGGCGCAGCCTGGTCTTCACCCGGCGGTAGAAGTTGTTCAGCGCCCGGCGGGCGTCCTCCTCCTGTTCTGGCAGGCCCAGCTCCCCGTGCAGCCGGTCGGCGTCGCCCTCGCTCATGGTGAACCGGTCGATGGCTCCATAGTCCCAGGTCAGGGTCAGCACCCAGTCCATGGGCGTGAAGTTCGTCTCGATGTACCGCCGGATCTTCTTCTCGGCGTTCCTCCGGTTCAGCGCCTCCTGGCAAGCCCGCTGCCGCCTTCGCCGCCGGGCCTCCTCCCGGGCGCCGCCCCCGATCCTGGTCAGCGGGTAGCACTCCACCTCGATTGTGTCCCCCGCCCGGATCGTCCGGGTCCGTATGCCGCCCACCACCCCGGGGTTGTACTCCCCCGCCTTCAGGTCATACAGTATCTCGTACTGGGATGCGTCCGCGTACATCGCGCCCTCCTGTGTATCTGTCGAACCGTCAACTTATAAATACGGTATACAAGCCCGCGCAGGACCATCCCCTTCGGTCCTGTTTATATAGTAGAAATTCGGAGGTCAAGGCTCCGGCAACGCCGAAGCCCTCAACTCTGAATTCCCTCGCGGCAGCCACCATTAACCAACCACTATTCACTAACAACCAAATACTAATTTCATCGCGCGGGCGGGCGGGGTTTGCATTGTGGATCCGAAAAACCATATCCGTATTTTTTTGTCAGTCATGTGCCGTGTGCTCAATGATCCCGCCCGCGCTTCATCGTCTACAGCAGCTTCTTCATGGCGTCACCTCCCTGAACGGTCGATCATATGCAGGATCACCATCACGGTGATCAGGATACACAGTTCAATCCCCGCCGCGTCCACGGTCATCAATGCCCTTCCGCTCGGCCTCGATCTTCGCCAGGGTGCGGCCGATCTTCTCGTCCACGGCCCGCTCCACCTCCGGCGCGTTGCCGTAGATCAGCTGCAGCTGGCCCAGCATGATGCAGCAGTCCGCCATCTCCTCGGCGATGTTCATCCGGTCCCCGTCGCCCTGCAGGTCCCGGCTCAGCGCCTGGGCCAGCTCGGTCAGCTCCTCGATGGCCTTGCCCTTCTGGTGGGCATAGCCGTAGTGGGCGATGATCTGCCACAGCTCCACGCAGGTCCTGTTGTCGTCGGTCAGGCTCACACGCCCGCCCCCTCTCCGATCTGGTTCATCAGCTGCTTGCAGCCGTTCACCAGGGCCGTGGCGAACATGTCGGCAGCCTTGCCGTCCTCCCTGGACACCTCCCGCAGCAGGGACAGGGCGCTGCTGAACGTCGGCTTCATCTGGTTGGCGTAGAACCATTTGAACTTGTCCACCGCCGTGGGCCCCTCCGGCGCGGCCTGCACCGTGGTGGGCGTGGCGTGGGCCCTCGCCTCGGCCAGCTGGGCGCGCAGGTCGTCCAGCTCCGCCTTCACGCTGTCGGGCACCACCTCCACGGTCTTGGGCTCCGGCGCGGCGTTGGCGGCGGCCTCCTCCATGGCGGCGATCTTCGCCCGGGCCTCGGCCAGGTCCTTGGCGGCCTGGTTGGCCCGGTTCACCGCGTCGCTGGCCCGCTGGGCGCTGGCGGCGGCCCGGTCCTCGGCGTCGGAGTGCAGCCGGCGCAGCTCCTCGGCGCTGGCCTCGGCGGCGGCGGCCTTGGCGTTGGCCAGGCTCACCTTTTCGGCGCTCTCGGCGATCACCCGCTTGGCGGCCTTCAGGTTCTCCTCGGCGCTGTCCCGGGCGGCCTCCACGTCCTCCATCTCCCGGCGGGTGCGGTTCAGCGTGTACTCGATGTCAAAGGCCTGCTGTTCCGCGTCCTTGGCCTGTTCCTTCAGCTTCCTGATCTCCTCCTTCAGCTCCCGCACGGACAGGCCGTCGTCCTGTACCCGTTTTGCCAGGTCCTCCCGCTCCTCGGCGGGGGCGGCAAGCAGGGCGGTCATGTGGGAAATGCCCAGGCCCTGAAAGGCCTCCGGCAGCTCCCCGCGCCCGAACTGCTCCGCCAGCTGCATCATCACCTGGGCCTGCCGCACGGAGTAGTCCACGTTCTTCTCCAGCCACTCGTACCAGCGGCCCTCCGGCAGCATGCCCCGGGCCTCGATCAGGCGCTTTCCGATGTCGATGGCCGCGCTGGCCAGCACCACCCGGGCGTGCTCCGTGATGGCCTGGATCTCGCCGGCCAGCGTCCGCAGCCTGGCGTCGATGTTGGACAGCGGCGCCGTCTCTCCAAAAGCCTTCCCCTGGAGGGGAAGGTGGCGCGCAGCGCCGGATGAGGTGTCCGTCGCTCCCTCATCCGCAGGCGTCTGCGCCTCCTCGATGTCGCAGCAGTCCGGCCCGCAGCCCGTCCCCACCTCCGGCCCGTCCTCATTCAGCAGCCGTCCCTCGGCGTCGTAGCCCTCGGGCGCTGCCGTTTTCTCGTCCCTCGGCAGAAAATCGGCAAACTCGGTCTGTCCCTTCAGCTCGTTCACACTGTTCTCGATCATGCTGTTCTCCTCTCCCTTTGTCTATGGTGTCTCTCTCCCCACGCCTCCCAAAACAGGTCCAGCGCGGCGCGCAGCCCTTCGGGCATGGCGTATTCGCCCCAGTCGTTTCTCAACCCCCGGTCCTGGATGACCTTGCCGGTCCTGGCGCTGATCTCCACGGTGCGCCATGGGGTGTCCGGGTCCACGGCCCGGCGCAGCACGCAGATGACGGTCTGGCCGGAGGCGTACTTGTCCACGTAGCTGCCCACACAGTGGTGCAGCTCCTCGCCCTCCCGGATGACCTCCCCGGCGCTGGCGGCGGGCCGCAGGATCAGGCCGCCGAACTCGAAGCCAAAGCGCTTGCCCAGCTTCTTCAGCTGGCGTTCGATGGCCACATCCTTCTCCCGGTTCCGCGCGGCCTTCACCCGTGCGGCCACCCGGTCGTGGGCGGCCCGGAAATCCTTCGGGAAGGCCTCGGCGTCGTCGGTCAGGTTGTTCCCCAGCTCATGGGACATATACCAGTAGTCGCGGATGTCCCGTATGTCGCCGTAGTAGGCGTTCCCCCTCCTGGCGATGTACTTCAGCGCTTTGGCCCACTTCCCCTTGGGGATGTAGCCCAGCGCCTTCGCCAGGGTGTCCGCGGGCTCCCGCTCGTTCCGGCAGGCGTGGGCCACGCCGTCGGCGGCCTCGATGCCGCAGCGGATGCCTTGCCGGTCGATGTAGTGCAGTATGTCGCACAGTTCCGGCGTCAGCTCGATCTTCTTGCCCTTGATCTGGCCCAGGCGCTCCCGGGACAGCTTCAGCACGCCGGCCATGTCCTTCCCCCGCCAGTTCAGCAGGTGGGGCGGCAGCGTGCCCTGCAGCCGGTTCTCCACGAACGCCGTGAGGCCCAGCTTGGTCAGGTACTCCACGCAGGGATAGCGGGTGATCAGGTCCAGCGCCTTTATGCCGTCGGTGCCTTCCACATAGTCCATTTCCAGCGCCCGCTCGATGGGCGTGTCCCGGATCGCGCTCTCCATGGTCCCGGTCAGCAGCACTGTCTCCGGGCGCTGGTCCGGGAACAGGGCGCCGTCGCCGAAGGTCAGCCCGGTCATGGCCTTCACGATCTTCCAGTCGTAGCCCACCGGCCAGCCGTGATCGTAGACCACATAGGTCTGCAACCGCAGGTCCTCCCGCCGGTTCACGTCGAACACGGCGATGCCCCGCACGTCGATGTCCGGCTCCAGCGCCCAGGGCTCCCGGGTGTCCGCCAGGCGGAAGTCCCGCTCGCAGCGGGCCGCCATAGCCACCACCACGTCCCGGTCGGTGGCACTCTTCCGGTAGAACACGGCGTTCAGCCGATCCCACAGGGTCTTGATGCCCCGGGACACGTGCTTCACCTTCACGATCTCCCCGCAGAACGGACACACCACGCCGTCGTTCTGCCGGTAGGCGGTGGCGTAGCGCCCCCGCCGGGAGGCCTCCACACTCTCCCGCCCGCAGGCCTCGCAGTGCAGCAGCCGGTGGGGATGCCGCTCCATCGCCTCGTCGGGCCAGCCCTCGTCCCCCAGGTAGTTGTCCTCGATCCACAGGTAGCGGGGCATGCACCGCATCACGCTCTCCACGATGTCCTCGCCGAACTGTGTCAGGTCCCCGGCGTGGTCCAGCGCGTCGAAGATGGTCACGACTCCCCGCCCCTTTCCATCTGCCCCAGCAGCGCGTCCTGGTGGAGTATGACGGTCCGGGCGTCCCGGCACAGCTTCGTGATGCAGAAATCATCATCCTTGGCACGGTATGGGCAGTCCCCACAATCCTCTATGAAATCCGGCTCCATGCCGCAGCGCTCCAGCCCGTGCAGTACCCTGGTGGTCAGCTCGTCCATGTTCGCCATGTCACAGCCCTCCCATCAGTACGTCCAGGTCGAACGGGTCGGGCTCTTCTTCAGCCTTCCCCTCTGGGGAAGGTGCCCCGTCAGGGGCGGATGAGGTCCCCGTCGCAGCTGTCCCCGTCCCCCTCTTCCCCCGCTTGTCCTTCAGGCCGTAATACTTCAGCACGATGCCGAAGGCGGTCTCGTCGTCCAGCACGGCCACGTTGAACTCCTTGTGCTTGGCCGCCTCGGTCTTCATCTGCTCAACGCTGCCTTTGATGCTCTTCCCGGAGTTCAGCACCGTGTTCTGGTCCTCCGGGTGCTCCAGCAGGTAGTCGGTCATGAACTCTCCCACCACCTGCACATATCTGGTGGTGGATGTGGCCATTTCGTCCCGCAGCATGTCGATGGCGTTGGTGAACGTCTTCGGCGGGCTGGCCGTCTTGCTCTTGGTTGCCATTGGATGCGCCTCCCTATTTAATCCAACCCCAGCCGCGCCCGCCGCTGGGCCTCGGTCATGTCGTCCCACTCCTCGGCGTCTATGAACGCCAGGTCCACGCCCCGCACATACGGGGCGTTCCGCCTGCCCTGGATGCTCTTGCTGATGGTGCTCTGGGCCACGCCGGTGTCCAGTTGGGCGTGCTTCACCATGTCCCAACGGGCCACCTCGTGCCCCTCCCGGTCCACGGCCACCACGCCCCGCTGGTAGTGCACGTGCCTGGTCTCCTGTGCCTTCCCCTCTGGGGCGTCGAGCGCCCGGGAAACAGCACTGTGCGCTGTTTCCAGCGAGACGGGGCCGGCAGGCCCGTGGACAGGTGGCAGCGCGTCAGCGCTGACGGATGAGGTCCCCGTCCTCCTCCCCGCCACGTCGGCCCGCCGCTCGGTGTCGGTCATCCCGTCCCACTCCTCGGCGTACCTGAACGTGAACCCCAGCGCCCTGAACTCGTCTCGCCCCAGCTGACGCAGGCACCGGCTGTATACCATCTTATGGCTCACCCCGCAGCGGGCGGCGGCGTTCTTGACGCCCGCGAATCGCATTACGGCGAAGCCCGCCCGGTCCACGGCCACCACGGGGTGGTGATGTCCGTCGTTCTTCGGCTCCGGCTCCTCCTCGACGGGCGCCTTCGGCTTCGGCGCCGGCTTCCGCCCGGGCTTCGGCTTCCACGTGCCCCGGTCCTTCTCCAGCACCAGCCGGTCCCGCTGCTGGGCCGTCGCCCCGCAGGCCTCGGCGATCAGGTCGGCGATGGCGGGCACGGTCCTGAACTTCGGCTCCCCTTCCAGCCGCTCCAGCAGTATGTCGCTCACCGTTATCTCCGGGTGCTTCTTCCTGCCCAGGCGGCGTATGTACGCCCCCAGCTCCTCCAGCGTCAGCCCGTGGGCCCGCCTGAAATCCTCTAACCACATACGTCATTCCCCTTTGTCGTCGTCAAAACTCCCTGTACCCCGGCGTCCCCGGGCCCCGGTGCCGGCTGTTGGCCTTCGCGATCTCGTTCACGATGATCTCCCGCCGCCCCATCAGGTGGCGCAGGAAGTCGAAGTCCCGCGCCAGTGAGTCGTCGTACAGCTTCCCCGCGCGGATGTCAGAGATCATGTCCTCCAGCGCGCGCTCGGCGGTCCCGGCCCACTCCTGGAGCATGGACACCCACGTCTCCCTCTCCGGCGGCCTCGGCGGCGCGCCGTCTCTGTGCTGCTGCATCGTCCCGCCTCCTGTCCAGCTCGTCCCAGGCCTCGCCCAGGTAGGTGAAGGCGATCACCACCGCCCCCGCCAGGATGCAGAAGGCGCCCATGGCGGCGATGAACCCGATCACCCACGCCGCCGCGCCCATCCCGGCCAGCAGCTGCTTGCTGATCTCGATCACGCTATGATCTCTCCCCTCTCGTTCTTGATGACCAGCGCCTGGTCCCGGCCCAGCTTGTCCACCATGCGCCTGGCGCTCTTGACCCCCGGGAAGCGCTGTGCCCGCTCCGGGCGGCGCGTCCAGTCGGTCACCAGAACGCCCGGCCATCCCGGCATCTCCGTGGCCCGCTGCAGGTACTTCCCCGCCTCGGTGTCGTAGACGGTGTATCTCGGTGTCGTCATGCCATACCATCCCTTCGGTTGATCAGATCCAGGCACCGGGCCGCCTCGCCGGTGACCACGGTCACGGGCTGGCACGGATAGCCCGCCGCCGCGCTGTCGTACAGCTCCCGGTTGAGCCGCCCGGCCATCTTTTGGGCCAGGCTGGGGTTTTTGTAGGCCCGGGCCAGCTTGACGCCTGGCGTCCACCGGCAGTACAGCTTATCCGGGTCGTCCGGCTTCTTGTTCCCGTACCGCGCCGCCTGGCGCAGGAACTCATGTTTCACGTGGTGGTAGATGTACCACTGGCCCCTCCACAGCGCCCCGGTCATCTCCGCGCCCCCAGCAGCCTGTCCTGGCTCCTGTAGGCCCCGGCCACGGCCCAGCACAGCAGCCCGTACCAGCCCAGCAACCGCCGCAGTGCCCGCCCCACGGGCCCCGGCGCGCGGGTGTAGCGGGCGCAGTCGCCCTGCACCTTGGTCATCATCAGGCTGTAGTCCTCCGGGGTCTTGTCGTTCCCCACCGCCACCCGCACCAGGGACGCCACGATGTGCTGACGGTCTATTTCCGCCTCCACGACCTCCACCTGCTCCCTGGGCAGCCTCCGCGCCGCCAACGCTTCCCCAAAAGCCTTCCCCTGGAGGGGAAGGTGGCGCGCAGCGCCGGATGAGGTGTCCGCCCGCGCCGCCAGCATCCCCTCGGCGATGGCGCCGGAGATCTCCGGGTCGCCGCGCTGGATCATTATCACCGCCCCGCGCTTTATCTCGCTCATGTGTGTCACTCCCTCTGTGGTCCTCTCGTCACATTGCCCGGCGCTGGGCCTTCCGGGTCTGCCTGGCCCGCTTGTTCGCGGCCTTCCGCCTGGCGGCCAGCCTGTCCTTGTGTCCCTCCCAGTTCAGCGTCCCCAGCCACGGGTGCCTGACCCTCGGCGCGGGCTCGAACTTCGCGGGCTCTTTCTTCCTGCCGCTGTTCTCCGCCGCCTGTATCTGCTTGATGACCTCGATGTTCTGCCGGATCTCCAGCTCGACGTCCCGCTTCTTCTCCACTTCGTTGATCTCTTGCCTCATGTGTGTCACTCCCTCTGTCTGTTCTATCTCAACCCGCAGGCGTCTGCGGGCCGGTGTCCTTCGCTCCCTCCGCCACCCTCCGGGCGTGGTTCCGGTTGATCTGCCAGATCACCCGGTCCACCTCGGCCCAGCGGCGCTCCTCCTCTTCCCGGCTCAGGCCCGCGCAGCAGCTGTCGTCTATGTGCACCACGGCGGTGCCGCTCACGATGGTCTTGACGATCGCCATGCTCTTCACCTCTGTTCAGCCTATGCGGCGGGTCCTGGTCGTTGGTCGGTCTGGTTTTCTCGTTGACAATCAGAAAAATATTTCCTATAATGGATGCGTCCTTCGGGGCGGAAAGGGGCTGATTCAATGAAACTGTTGAAAAAGCTTTTGACCTCCACCGTGCCGATGCCCGCAAGGGTGTGAATGCGGAAGGGCGGGCGGGGCTGATACCGCCGAAGTGACACAGCCGTTCATAGAAGCGAGTCCCGCTATGATTCGTCCGGTGTCCTGCTGTCTGGCCTGGAAGCACCGAAGCCGAAGGGCCCAGGCAGGTGCGCCGGTGCAAATGGTAGTCGGTAAACAATTTCCAGCGGAAGCGTCGGGGATAGCGGCCCCGGCGCTTTCGTTATGCGCCCGCTCGCCTGTCGGTCAGTCCCAGCAGGTAGTCCGTCGAGCACTCGAACAGCTGCGCCATGTGGATCAGCTTGTCCGAGGGAATCGGACCGCCCGCCAGATAGTTCCAGTAGGTCCTCGATGTGATGCCCAGCTCACGGCTGAGGGCTTCCTTGGACATTTGAGAGCGTCCCCGCTCCGCTTCGATGTTCGTCATGACCAAATTCATTCTCGTTCCTCCTTTCAAACTTAGAGAATCTCTAACCATGACTATATTATATTCGAGCATCTCTAAGTTGTCAATATGTTTCCCGCAAAATATTAAATAATCTCGGAATTTTGGTATTGACTATCAAATAACCACCGCATATAATTGAAGGGAAAGGCGGTGATGGTATGAAATTTCGCATAAAGGAAGCTCGATTGACCGCAAATTTAACACAGAAAGAACTTGCAGAGAAACTCGGAATCACTGACGCAACACTGTCAGGCTATGAGACTGGCGCGCACGACCCAAAGTCTAACAGACTTGCCGAGATCGCAAAAATCTGTAATACCACCGTGGATTTTCTTCTCGGCGTTGATCGCAAGGATTTCTCCGAAGAAAAAAAGCCCGACCTTCTCGTCGGGCTTGATAAAGATGAAACCAGACTGGTGTCCATCTATCGAGATCTGAATCAAAAAGGAAAGTCTGCCCTTATGAAGCAGGCGGATTACCTCATGGGTGATCCGGAAATGAAAAAGGATGGTCAATCGTCAATCGAGACGGCCTGATCATCCTCTCTCCAGTCGAATAATAACAACGACCATCCACTTGAATAAAGGAGGTACTCCCATGAAAAAGCTGCTCGCCGTCATCCTGATGCTAATGCTCATCGTCCCCGCCGCACTGGCCCAGGATTTCACCAATCTCCACGACCTCCAGAACTATGTGTTCAACACCTCAGCGTCCGACTGTCCGCCCATAGGCCCGGATCTGCACATCCGTGGCGTTATCACCGACATCATCAACTACAGCACGAGCGACTTCGGCAAATACATCCTGAACGATTATATCCTGACCGTCGAAGTGGACGAGGAAAACGCCGCCACAGCCATAGGGCACGATAAGCCCTGCTTCATCGCCCTGCTCACCACCTACCATGGCGATATGCCTTTGGAGATCGGGCAGGATGTGTTTATCGACGGCAGCTATAACTCAATGTACTCCAGCCCGGTCATCCCGTGCGTCAAGGTCACGACCATCAACGGCTACGACCCCGAAGAGTTATAAAAGCACTCCCTGTTGAGCATTATTTAATGGTATTTGAGCATATTTAATTGTATTTGAGCATATTTAAGCGTATTTAAGCAAATTAAGAGAGAATTATGGACAAGATCAACCCAAACGGCCTGTACTGCGCCTACCTCCGCAAGTCCCGCCGGGACGTGGAGCTGGAGGCCATGGGCCAGGGCGAGACGCTGGCCCGCCACGAGAAGCAGCTGACTGACCTGGCGGCGCGCCTGGGCATACGCATCGCCCGCACCTACCGGGAGATCGTCTCCGGCGACACCATCGCCGAGCGTCCCCAGGTGCAGCAGCTGCTCCAGGACGTCAACGCCGGCCTGTGGGACGGCGTGCTGGCCGTGGACGTGGACCGCTTCGGGCGCGGCGACAGCATCGACCAGGGGGTCATCATGCAGTCCTTCATGTACGCCCGCGTGCTGATCATCACCCCCGACAAGATCTACGACCCCGCCGACGATTCCGACGCCGAGTTCTTCGAGATCAAGCTGTTCTTTTCCCGCCGGGAATACAACATGATCAAGAAGCGCATGCAGCGCGGGCGCCTGGCCTCGGCGGTGGACGGCTGCTACATGGGCTCCCGCCCGGTCTACGGCTACGAGCGCGTCAAGCTCCAGGGCCGCAAGGGCTGGAGCCTGAAGGCCGTGCCCCAGAAGGCCGCCATCGTCCGCAGCGTGTTCGACTGGTACGCCCACGGCATGGACGGCCAGGACGTTGGCGCGGCGGTGATCGCCGACCGGCTGAACCAGATGGGCCTGCGCACCGACCTCGGCAACCGCTTCGAGCCCTCATACATCCGGCACATGCTGCAGAACCCGGTCTACATCGGCAAGGTTCAATGGAACCAGCGGACCACCAAATACGCCATCCGGGACGGCAAGCGGGTCCACTCCCGCCCGAAGAACGCCGACCCCGTCCTGGTGGACGGCCGCCACGAGGGGATCATCGACCCGGCCCTGTTCGCCCGCGTGCAGCAGATGTTCGCCAGCCATGAAAAGCGCCCGAAGAACAAGCAGGCCGACGTCGCCAACCCTCTGGCCGGTCTGATCGTGTGCGCCCAGTGTGGCCGCCATCTCCAGCTGAAGGGCGACAAGAACCGCCGCGCCGGGTTTCTCGGCTGCGTCACCCAGCGCTGCCCCACCTGCGCCACCTCCATCGACGTGGTGGAGGGCGTCGTGGTGGACGCGCTCCGGGGCTGGATCAGCGCCCACGAGGCCCGCGCCGACGCGCCCGCCCCGCAGCCACGCGCAGACGTCTGCGCCACCGAGGCCGCCCGCGCCCAGCTCACCGATCAGCTGACCGACCTCCAGGCCCAGCGGAAAAAGAACTTCGACCTGCTGGAGCTGGGCGTGTACGATGTCCCCACCTTCCGGGAGCGCCGCGCCGACCTGGAGGCCCGAATCGCCGAGATCCAGTCCGCCCTCGCCGCCCTGGACGCCCCGCCGAAGCCGGATCCCGTTGCCGTCATCCTCCCCCAGGTCCGCACCGTCCTCGGCTCCTATGACCTCACCGCCACTCCCGCCGAGAAAAATGCCCTCCTCCGCAGCGTCATCGACCACATCACCTATGCCAAAACCCAGCGCTGCTTCCGCAATAACGCCCCCACCGACCACCTCTCCCTCACCCTCTACCCCCGCGTGCCCACGGATGTAGACGATGTTTAATGCTGCCTTTAGTGGTAGCATGATGTGAAGTATGAATCTCACATATCATGCTACTATTATATGTCCATGCTATATGTTAATTTTTTATTTATACTCCATTTTATTATTGACTTTGTACAAACTCTATGATATAATAGAGTTGTAAATGAGAGAGAGACATCACGGACCGCCCGCCGGGGCAGAGAGGAGATCACCATGAAGCTGACCGCAGAAAAGATCCTGCATCTTATCTGGGATGACATGGAGTTCGAGGCCTACGGGCTTCGCGCTGACCGCTCCGGGCTGGAAATCGGCACAAGGCTGGAAAACAGCCGCCAGTGGTTCCAGGACTGGCAAGATCACTGGGGAGAGTTCCCGGCTGACGACTACAACGCCGATCCTGAACACCCGTACAACGAGGATATGGGCTGCTGGGACGACGGTGAGTTGGACGGTGTATGCACAATCGGGATCGACAAATACGCCTCCACAGTACAGGACATCGAGACAGCCCTCAATCGAATAGAGGCGTACATTGACGACGTACGCCTGAGATCTACCTCATCGGAGGCAGCTACAGCCAGGGCGGCTACGACATCGGCGAATCGATCATCTCTGACGCAATCATCATTGCGTAACTAATAGCATAAGGAGGGACATCCCATGAAGAAGATCATCAACGGCAAGGTATACGACACCGACAAGGCCCGCAACCTCGGTTCCGACAGCTACTCCTACTCCGGTGATTTCCACCACTGGGCCGAAACCCTCTACCAGAAGCGAACCGGCGAGTTTTTCCTCTATGGCGAGGGCGGCCCGATGACCAAGTACGCCGTCTCCTGCGGGCAGAACCAGTGGAGCGGCGGCGAGAAGATCCTCCCGCTGGACGTGGAAGCCGCCCGCCAGTGGGCAGAGGAGCACCTGGAGGCTGAAGACTACGAGGAGATCTTCGGCCTCCCGGACGAGGACGCCGAGCCGGTGGCCCTGCACATGATGCTCCCCGCCCAGCTGGCCGCCGCCGCCCGGCAGCGGGCCGCCGAGGATGGCGTGCCGCTGACCCGGGTCGTGGAGACGGCGCTGGCCGAATACCTGGACAGAATCAATGAGCCGAAGGAGGTTGACCCCATGAAGCACTGGTATCTGATCGACGACTGTATGAGCACCAGGTCCTTCCGCGACGAGGACAAACTGAACGTCAACACCCGGGCAGAGGCCGTCAGGGAGGCCACCCGCCGCTGGGAATCCCTCTCCCCCAAAGATCAGCGCGACCGCGACGCCTACTATGTGTGCTATGCCGCAGAGGACGAGGATGGCTGCCTCGATTACGATACCGCCACTGACGAGTACACCCTGAAATAACTTCCAAAAACAAACCTCGCCCCCGAGGAAGTTCCTCGGGGGCTTTCATTATTCCATATCGGGTGGGTCGTCTTCCTGTTCCCTCATGGTCTCAAGTGCTTTTTTCAGCTTCGCCGGGAATTTGACGCCCAGCAGCGCGGCGTTTTCCAGGATGCTCAGGCCTTCGTTTGCAATGTAATAAAGCACCAGGGACGACTGGAACACGGCGGTATCGCCGCCGATGACGCGGTCCAGCAGGGTGGCGAGGAGGACCAGGATCATAATAAAGGCCTTCTTCGCAATGCCGATGAAGCCGATCTTCGAGGACAGGCCCCCGTTCTCGGTCTTCGGGCTCTTGCCGCACCAGGCGACGATCCACCCGCTGATATAGTCGGTCGTCATGGCCACCACCAGTATGGTCAGCATCGTGTTCCACTCTCCGAACAGGCCCGCAATCGCGCCGGCGACGGCAGCCAATACTTTCAGGATCTTATCCCATGTCATTAGGTATCACCTCTTTCGATCTCGTACCAGGCACGTGTGCGCCCCTCCGGCCCCTCGGACGTGATGTCCACGCCGGGGGCGTCGTAGTCGATCAGGTCGGGGTCGGGCAGCCGTGCCCGCACGATGATGACGGCCACCAGCAGCACCGCCGCCAGCAGGGCCACGAGCACGGCCCAGCGCAGCAGGGTACAGACGAACAGGTCGGCGCGCGCGACGACGACCTGGATAGCGCGGTCAGTCATGGGGTTCCTCCTCCGGCTCCCCCTCCTCCGGCACTTCCTCGTCGGGTATCTCCCGCCAGTTGTCCGGGCTGTCGTTGATGCCCAGGTACACCCGCTTGGAATAGGTCTCGCCGTT